TATAATGATTAAGCCGCCGTAGCGGCTCAACCACTACTAACTTATTTTAGTCTTTTTTCAATTGTTTGGTAAACTTCAACACCTTCATCTGTTTTAAACCATGCAGCTAAAGCTGAGTATGGATTTTCATCAAATGGAACTGTTACAAGTTTTCTACCTGTTGATGCCCAAATAAATGTTCTTTGATCATTAGATAACTGTATTAAATTTTGTTCAACAGCTTTTATACCTAAATTTCTAATATTTATATTTTCATCATTCGCAAGTTCTAAGAACAAATTAGGATTATTCTTAGCAAATAATAATAAATCTCTTTTAAGCTCCTTAGAAGTCATTTTAGATACCTCATTTCCTATTTCTGACCTTAATATTGCTTCCGCGTGATCTATGTCTAATTTTTGTGCCGTACTCATTGCTTCTAATTCAAATTCTAAAACATCTAAATCATCTTCAGCTATTTGTTCAGCATTATATTCTTTAAATTTTACACCATTATCTGGATGAAATTCTAAAAATTTTTGTAATACTTGCTTTTCCTTTGGGACATATAATTGTCCATTTTTAAATGCAATATGTTGCAATCTTTGTGGACCTTTCATTTCATCTTCAAATATTGTTTTTTGATTTTCACAATATTTAATTTCTCTTTCATAACCTAATTCTTTATCAAACCACATAATATTTTTGCTTTTTAGCATATAAATAAGTGGTGTTTCAGAAATAATTAGTTCGTATAATTTATCCTTTATAAGTGGTTTTACCACTTTTTTTGATGGAGCAACCGTTGCCGGTTCTTGAGTAGCCACCGCTACTTTTTGTTTTTTTGCCATAATATAATAAAATAAAAATGTTAATAAAAGGCCGGGCGCCGAAACGCCCAAACCTTTAATAAATATTAGTCATCAAATCTAACAAAGTTGTTAGCAGCTTGAACTACTAAACATCTTTCTGATAGATAATGTACTTCCATTTTGTCAAGATCAGAGCTTGTTGCACCTCCAACTGAACCAGTGATCCAAGTTTTTAGTTTTCTATCATCAGCTTCTGAAGCTCTATATCTAACGTGTAAGAAAGGTCTTCTTACATTCTTACCAAGGCTTTGGTCGTATACAGATGAAGTACCAGCTGGCACTAATACACCTTTTAAACCACCAATGTTTCCTCTTGTAGATTTATCGTTAAGATATTTCCAGTCAGTTTTGTAGAATTCATAACCACCTCTTCTGAAACCATTAAATCCAAGATTTAACGCCATATCTTCTGAGTTGTTGAATGCTCCAAAGTTTAATCCGCCTGAAATATGAGGGTTTACAGCAGCAAGTAAATCATCAACCTGCAAGTTTGCAGCTCTATTGATGAATAACATGTTTTCTGAAATCGCCCCTTGAGAATCTAATTGAGTAATTAAATTATCAAAATCTGTAAGATCTGGAGTTCCATCAAACATATCATTACTTACTAAACCTCTTGACCCAATAGCAGATAATAAACCTTCTGAACCAGCAACACCAACTGTTGATGTACCAGCTGCTTTTTCAGCTTCTACTACTACCATTTCTAAATAGTCTTCAAATCTTTTAGTTGTATCACCTTGAGATTTTAAATACCATAAATATCCGTTTTGTCCATTTTCTCCTGAAACTTCAACCCAACCAATTTGAGCAGTATCAGAACCATTGATTTCAAAATGATCTTTGATAATCATTGGCTGGTTAGAAAGAGATAAAAACTTAGGCTCAATAGACTCTTCCATTTTGCCAGTTCCTTTACCAAATTCAGAACCATAAACAAAGAATTTTATTGCTTGGTCATCAGCATTTGTAATACCTGATATTGCGTCAATTGTAGCTGCACCATAAGGCTTAATTTTTAACTGAGAAGTTGATTGCTCAATACCTTCAGTTACAAGTGCCTTAAATACAACATTATTAACAACCGCAACAATAGTCGCACCTTTTCTTACAGCGTGAGCAACAGAACTTCCAGAATCAATATCCGTAATTGCGTCAACTAAGTGTTCCTCACTTACCGCTGTTCCATTAACTTCCCCATTGTAAGCTAAGTGTAATCTTCCTTGTTCAGACCAAATAACTTGGTCAGATGCCATTGGCATTTCTGCCCCTAGCATTTTTATGAATCCAGAAATTGATCTGTCTCCATATTTTTCTACTTCTGATTCATATAATTCTGGTAGATACTGTTTTGCCCAACCAGAATTTCTTATATCAAGATATGAATTTAAAGTAGTCATTTGTTGGGCATTAGGCTGTACTATACCGCCTGTCCCTACTGTAAATGTAGCCATTTTAAATTATTTTTTTTTGTTAGTAATTTTTTAATTTAACTTTTAGCCCCGAATTGTTATCTCCTGAAATAGCTTTTACTTTTATTCCTCCAGCTTCAACATAACCATCTGCGGTTTTTCTAGGATCCATATTAATGTTCTTAGCTTCTGCAGTCATTTGTTTTATGGCATCTGCTTTGCCTTGCTCATAAAAGTGGTTTGCTATTGCATCAGAATTTGAAGCAGCAAATAAAGCTTTGTGAAAATCAGCAGCGTTACTAAGAAGTGAATTCTCATTAACATATTTATCAAAAACATTTGATAAATTCTGTGATTTTACTTGGCTTACATCTTTAACATTAAACCTGTATTTTTTGTCTCCAACGTTAAAATTAAAACCTTTAAAATTATCATTAAAAACTTTACTAGTTTCTTGCTCAAAATGTTGCGTTTGTTTCGCTAACAATTCTTCAGCTGATTTTTGCTCATTATTATAACGATTGAAAAAGTCTATTGCTTTTTGTTGCTCAGGAAGTAACTTAGAACCCAACTTGACTTCTTTGTAATATTTATCCTTAAGCCCTGTTAAAAAGTCTTTGGCATTTGCAACCGCTTCTTTATGAGCTAATTTTTTTCTTTTTATGTCTCTTTCCTCATCTATTTCTTCGTCATATGAAAAATTATCTTCCATAAGGAATTGTATTTCATCATAACTTAAATGAGGTTTTGTTTGTTTGTAATATTCTGTTAACAATGTACTATCGTCAACATTTGAATAATCCGCGTTTAGTCTTGTATAATCCTCTAAAGTTCCCCCTGTTTCGTTCATGAACTTTACGAGTTCCATTATATTTTCGGGATATTCAATTTGTTCTTTTTGTTCAACTTGGGCAACTTCTTCAACTGTTTTAGTTGTTTCATTGCTTTCATTTTGACTTGTTTGATTTTCAGTTTCTTCATCTGTTACTTCTTCTAATACTGGTGTTTCTTCTACTTTTTCTTCTTGCTGTACTTCTTGCAATTCCATTTCGGTTTCTTGCCCAGCTTCTTCATTCTCGCTGCTTCCGCGTAACACGCCATCTTCTGTTTTTTGTTCTTGAACGGCATTTGTTTCTGTTTTAGGTTCGCTTAAATTTACTTTATACACCCCAGTTTCTTCATCAAAATTTGATGCCTTTTTCTGAACTGCTTCTTCTTTTTCTTGAATAGACGGCTCTTCAATGTCTATTGCTTTTGCTTTAATTTCTGCCATAATAAAATATTATATAATTGTTTTTTGTTTTTATCTTGGTTCAAATTGTTCTAAACCAAATCCACCTAAGTTATCAAATCCTGCGGATTCAAAGTTTTTTGGTGGTTTACCAGATTTTCTCTGATCTATAAGTTCACTTTGTTGTGAAGCCTGTATTTTTGTTCTCTCGTCTTTTCTATCTTCTTTATACTTCTCTTTATCTTTAATTACATTGGATTCAGCTTCCTTAAGCTTTAAATTTAAATCAAATTCAAATTGCATTAATTCTTTCTTAATTGCTGCTTCTCTTTCTAATCTTGCAATATCAAATTGAGATTGCGCTTGTGCAATTTGTATTTTACTTTCTGCTGTTCCTTGTTGTTTTTGTATTTCAGCCTCTGCTGCTGCTTGAGCTGATTGTGCATTAGATTGTGATTGAGCTTGAATATTTTCTTTTTGAATTTGTCTATCTTGCTCAAACTTTTTACGTCTTCTAATTTTTAATAATTGATTAGCAAGTTTTAAATTTCTTACTTCTCTCACGTCAATAGCATCTTCTAAATTTATTTGTTGTTGCTGAATTGCCATTTGAATATTATTTTCAAGCAATTGTTTTTCTTCTTCGTCTGGCGATAATTCTAAAAATATACCGAAATCATGAATATGTAATTCTTTTATTTCATTTAAATTACCAACATCAATTTTTCCTAAAGATTGCATAAATTGTTGATGTGTATTTCCGTATTCTAATACATCAGATATTCTTAATGAAACAGCTTCAGCAGTTTTTAATGTTAAATACAAACC